CGGTTCTAAAGGCCAATTCGTTGGCCCAGGACGCCGGTCTCGTCGTGGCACGTTCTCCGTACACGGCCGAGCTGCTGATGAAATTTGGTAGTGATCCGGGACTCGCAATTCGCGTCGCGAAGATGCACCCGGTTGACCAGATTGCGATGGTCGGCGAACTGATCGCCGAGATCAAGGCAGAAAAGAAAGTTGGAAAGACTACAACCACAACCACGCCAACAGGCAAATCGACTCCGGCTCCTCGCAGCGGTGCGCAACCAGCTGCACGGAAGTCCGTCTCACAGGCCCCGCCTCCGCCCCGAATCACATCGGGTGGAGGGGCGAATAAGCGCGTAGACCCTCTGGACCCGAATACTCGGATGGAGGATTTTGTGCGTGATCATCGCGGGGGAAAAGAAACAGCTCGTAAGGAGAATCGACGTCTCCGTGGGCTGAGCTAACAACCTCGGAAGGGTTAAATGGCTAATTCACTCATCACGGCCCAGTGGGTCGCTCGTAAGGCGCTGGTACTACTCCACGCCAAGAGCAACTTCACAGGTCGTTGCAATCGCGACTACCAGAGCTTGCTGCCTGGACCGATCAACGGTGTCATCCTTGGTCAGCAGCTCTCGATACGTCTGCCGTTCCAGTACGTTCTGCGTACCGGCCCGCAGATGAACGCCCAGAACTCGGTACAGCGCTTCGCCACTCTGTTGGTCAACCAGCAGCTCGGTGTCGATATCAACTTCACGTCTGTGGAGCGCGCCATGCTGTTGAACAACTTTGAGGAACAGGTTCTTGAACCCGCGATGGCCCGCCTGGGCGCCGGTGTCGAGAACTTCACCACAGGTCAGGTCAACAACGTGCCGAAGTTCACCGGTGCGGTTTCCACCACTGCCACGTACGATCAGCTGCTGCAGAATGAGCAGTACCTCACGGAAGCCCTCGCTCCCGAGGACGATCGGCGTACGTTTACCGCGACCCCCCAGACTTCGCGGTACTTCGTGAAGGACAACAAAGGTCTGTTCCAGCCCGAAAGCACGATCTCCGATCAGTGGCTTGAAGGCGTAATCTCCGACAAAGCGGCCGGCTACATCTGCTTCCGTAACACGAAGCTGCCGACTCACGTCATAGGGACGTTCACGACCTCAGCGCCCACGGTTTCCGGCGCCGGTCAGAGCAACCCTGGCGCAGGAAATGCGTTCGTTTCAACGTTCTCCCTGAATACCACAGGTTGGACCGCGACGGACGTGTTGAACGCGGGCGACGTGATAAGCATCGCCGGTGTCAATGAAGTCGATCCCGAGACGAAGGCGTCCCTGGGTCGGCCGAAGCAGTTCGTAGTGACGGCGACCCAGACGATGGCGGGCGGTGCAAACACCATCTCCATCGCCCCGGGGATCATCACTGGCGGATCTTACCAGAACGTGGACGCTGTCCCCGCTGCGGGTGCTGTCATCAGCATCTTCGGTCAGAGCGGTGCCGTTAATCTGGCAGCGATCTCAGGCCAGTTGATCAAGCAGTCCCTCGGCTGGTACCGCGACGCGATCGTGTTCGCGAATCCTCCCATGCTCGACCTCAGCCCACTCGTCAAGATGACGGCTGCGGAGGCCTTCGAGGGTTACAACATGCGCTTCGCGCAACAGTGGGATCCGTCTAACGACGTGCTCCCGGCTCGCCTCGATTCGATAGTCGGCGCCGTGCTCGCTTACCCCGAGCTGGCCGTGCGGAATATCGAAGTCGCGTCGGCGTCCTAATCTGAACCAATAGGAGAAAGCACATGGCTAACATTGGTCTTGGATATGGTCACGGCGACGTGGTTGGCGTTCCGTTTGACTTCTACGCAGGTGCGACCCTGGTAACAGGTAGCACGATCACGATGCAGACCGCGATCCTGGTGCTTAACCCACCCGGTACGCTGGCCGCGCTGACGGTCAACCTGCCTCTCAACCCTGTCGATGGGGCGGATGGGTCGATCACTTCGACTCAGATCCTGACTGCCCTGACAGTCAATGCGAACACGGGCGACGTGATCGTTAACGGTATTCTCGCTGCGGTAACGGGCCTCACGCCCGTGGCCTCGGCCGGCGCCGGTAGCGCTACCGCCACTCTCCGGTACAAGTACACGCTGAACGGCTTCCAGCCGGCCAGCGGTGCAGCGGTCAACCCGCGTACCTGGGTTCGCGTACAGTAAAAGCAAAAAGCGTGGGCGCCCTCACCCGCACCGCGCACACGTGAACGCCGACGTATTACAAGGCGTGACAGGGAGACGAGAGAGTCTCCACCTAATTTACGGAGTGACGTGTGACGGCCACTAATTTAGCGATCATCTCTGAGGCGTTTCATAAGATCGGCGTCGTCGCCGACGGTCGCTCGCCCACGGCTACTCAAACTGCAGACGGTCTCGCGATTCTCAACGACAACATGGCGACTCAGCAGCGCGACGGTTGGCACCTTGGCTGGTACCCGCAATCGAACCTCGCCGCGTTGGCACCCCTGGCCGACGAGAACATCGGCGACGTGAAGCTCTGCCTGTGCGCGTGGCTCGCCCCCGGCTACAGCGTTACGATCCCGCCGCCGCTAGGCCCTACGGATCATTCATCCCTGGGCGCCCAGATCGACGCCGCCTTCACTCGGCTGAATAAGCGCTCGATGCTACGCACCGAGTGCGACCTCGGTGAGCTGTCGCGCCCCCAGGGCGGCCCCTGGGGCGGACCGAACTACCTGTAAGCCATGGCGACCACCATCCCGCTGCCACTTGGGTCGTACGTCCTCGTGGACCCACGTGCGAGCTGCAAGCGCCTCATCGGCTGCTACGGCGAGACGATGGATCAGGACTCACCGGCAGACTACAAGTCCAAGGCCAACCCCGCGACACTCCGTCGCATGGCCGGCATCAAGACAATCCCCGGCTTCAGCGACGGAAGCGGGAGGCCGGTGCGCGGCATGTGGGAGATGGCCGGCGTCCAGTACGTGGTCATCGGCCCGAATTTCTACTCGGTGAATTTCAACCCGATCACCTTTACGGCGGTCCTGACTCGACTCAACGGCACGATCCCGATCACCGGCAACACCTTCGTGCGTCAGGCCGACAACGGCGCCTGCCTAGTGATCCTCGACCCGGGCACGTCGAGCGCCTGGACCTACTCCATCGGCGGCGGCTTCCAGGTTCTGGCGGACCCGTTCTTCACCAGCCGTGGCGCGAGGGATGTTTGGTTCGTTGACTCATTCATCGTGTTCCTGTCGAACGTTCCGCCATCCAACGGCGGCTACGGCACCCTGACGTTCTTCAATGACGACGGCCGCACCACGTCGGGTAACTTTCAGATCACGTTCACGTCCCAGGCCAGTTTCAGTCGAGAATTCGGCACGGATCCGTTTATCGGCGGCGCCGTAGACCACCGCGAGATCATCATCATTGGCTCGCGCACCGCCGAGGGCTTTCTCAACGCCGGCAACTCGCCCGGCACGCCGTTTGGGAGCGCGCCCGACAGCTTCATGGAGATCGGGTGCCACAAGTTGGCGGCCTACTCGGTCGCGAAGCAGGATCAGTCCGTCTTCTGGGTGGCGAACGACAGCACCGTGCGTCGTCGGAACGGACAGACCCCGACCCGGGTCTCGAACGCCGGTATAGAAATTATTCTCGCCACTTCGGACCTGACTGGGTGTTACGCGCTCACTCCCACGATCAACAGTCACCCGATGTGGATCCTGACGATGCCGAACGCGCTAAGTCCGGACGGCTACACTGGCCGGACGATAGGATACGACTGCCTCACTCAGAAGTGGTTCGAACTGGAATCTTTCGGCCAGGGCTCGTGGCGCCCGCTATGTTACTACAACGGATTCGGCGACCTGCAGCTGATGGGAGACGCGCTCTCCGACGTAACCGGGGCCCTTGATCAGAAGACGTTCACGGAGTACGGCGCGATCCAGCGCTGTGAGTTTACGTCGCAGTCGATCTACGACGGCCACAACCGTATCACGCACCGGCGCATCGAAGTGATCGCGACGGTCGGGCTCGGTCCAGGGGTCGCGTCCACGTTCAATACCGATCGCCGCCTGCTGGAGACAAGTGACTTTAGGCTCCTGGAGACAGGGACCGGGTCTTCATCGCCGCTGGGCGCGGTGCGCCTGCTAGAGTCTAGCACCTCCGGCACCTTCCAGGCGCTCTATGCCCCGCTGCTCGACATGTTTGTTTCGGACGATGGCGGGCACACGTTCGAATCGTTCTCCGATCCGCAGACTCTCGGTACACAGAGCCAGTTTGATCAGCGCACGGTCTGGTTCAATTTGGGTCAGACCCGTGACCGCGTCTACAAGTGGCGCGTAACAGATCAGACTCCGCTGTTCACGGTAGATATTCAGGCGACCTTAGAAGGGGGTAAGTGGTAGTGGCATTCCAACCCGTACGAGGAATCAGCGCCGACCACGTAACCAACATCCCAGAAGAGTGGTCCAAGCAGTGGTTCCGGGGATTCATTAGGAATCACCTGGAGCAGATGGATGTTCGGAACGCGGTCCCCGGGCCCGGTATCACGATCACTACCGCCGCCGCGAAAGATTCACACACGCTCCTGGCGCGCGGGAAGATCTCTACGGGCCCGGGCGGTCTGCTCTTTACGGATCAGCCAGCCAACGCCGTCCAAGCCGGCCCCCCGAGTGGGGGTGCGGCGCAGCCGACCTTTCGGCCGCTGGTGGCGGCGGACCTCCCTGCTGGCACCACGCCCGTAGGCGCGAACCCGACCGCTTCCGTCGGGCTCACGCCGGTGAACGGTACCGCGGCTACCTTCATGCGCTCAGACGGCGCCCCACAGCTTAGCCAATCCATCTCGCCAACGTGGACCGGCTCGCATACTTTCAATCTCGCGACGAAATTCCAAGCGGGAATCGGCGTGAACGGCAACACCGCGCCGCCTCAAGTTACCGGTTTCGGTACACCGACTGGCACGGGCGTGATCGCGAACTTTCCTGGCGCAACGGCCACCCTGGCGCAATGCTCGCAAGCGATTGCGCAGTTGATCTCCGATCTAAAAGCAATAGGATTTTACGGAACATGAGTTTTAATTGGACATCTGAGTCGCTTGTCGCCGCCGCCGCAATGGTTGTCGTCATGATCGGCGGCGCCGGCACGGTCGCGGTGAAGTGGGGCTCAGTCAACACTACTGTGGCCGAGGTTCAGGCGCACGACACCGATCAAGATAGAAAGATCGAGGCCACCGACAAGGCGCTCGACGCACAAAAGTTACTCGATGCCGCCGTGTCAACGAAACTCGATAACGTAATCCAACAGCTCGACCGGATCGAGAAAAAGCTATGACGGCCCTCGTACAGAAACTGATCTGTGGCGTCCTCTACCCGCTCCTCGGACTGATTGTTCTGGTTCGCCCCTGCCTCAAACAAGAATGGGTAGAGTGCCAGTCGACAGAGAATGCATTCGGCCGCGCGGCACGCACGATCGATTGCTGGAAAGATCCCTGGCTTCAGTCCATCTACGGCAACCCCGAGGACGGCGTCAGTGGAAAGTACGCGCTCGTGTGGTACACGCCACCCGGTGGCGTCTGGGGCAGCCAGTACCTCGTGCCGTACAAGGCCCCGTTCACTCAGTGGGCGCCCTGGCGCGCCTACTGCTGGTCCGCTTGGCGCAACACCGCCGATCAACTCAAATACAAGGGTGCCTAAATGGCCGACCAAAAAATTAGTCAATTGCCCGCCGCCGCCACTATCACGGGCGCGGAGCTGGTCGAGCTGGTGCAGTCCGGCGCTAACGTCAAAAGTACAGTGACCGCTATTCGCACGGTAGCGAGTCCTTCGGCACTTTTGGGCTCATTCGGCCCTAACTCAATCAACTGGACGATGGCGATCCCCGGATTGCGGAACGGCGCGGGCCTCGCCACCGGCTTCGGGCCACGTCCGGCGACATGGTCCGGCTCCAGCTCACAGACCCTGGTAGTGCCCTCCACGGGAAACGCGACCTTCTATGGCGCGATGGGCTTCACCAAAGGAAGCACCGGCGCCGGCCTTAATCTCGGGTATGACTACTTCATCAGCTCGAACACCAACGAGTTTCTGTCATTCCGTAAGGTGACAAATCCCAGCCTCGGTGGGTTCGACCTGCAGTGGATATTCGGCTTCGAATCGGCTCGCGCTGATCAGACGTTTTTCATCGGCCTCGCGGCCGGTACGGGAACACTCGGCAACACGGTCGTGCCGAGCGCGCTCACGGACATGGTCGGGTTCGGTAAGGACCAGGGCGATACAAACCTACAGTTCATGGTGAACAACGGCGCGGGCTCGGCCGCGAAGACCGACACCGGGACCGCCTTCACCGCACTCAACCAGAAGATGATGCTGCTCAGGATGACCTGCGATGCGGCGGGCGCTGTGATCACGGTGACCTTGACCAATCTTGAAGCCGGCGGCCTAACCTACTCGTTTACCGTCCCGGACGCGCAAGTAAAGAACATCACCGCGGCCACCGGGATCCTGCCTCACATATACGTGGGAACCGGAACGGCGACAGCGACTGCGGTCCTGATCTCATTCAATTCTATCTACTACAACTACGGATCGATCACAGAGTAATGTTAGATCCCAAAACCCTGCGGCAACTTATTCAGCAGACGCTGACGCCGCTTAACCTCTACTCCGCTGACGCAGAAGAGTTGCTGATGGCAACCTGCGCCCAGGAGAGCCTGCTCGGTAAGTATCGCCATCAGGTGCACGGCCCCGCGATCGGGATCTTTCAGGACGAGCCGGGCGACTTCAACGACCTCTGGAACCACTTCCTGAGCCGTACGCCGTTGGGCGACTCTATCGCCGCGCTCGCGAGCACGCAACCGCCGCGCCCGATCGAGCTGCAGAACAACGACCCGTTCGCGATCGCGATCTGCCGCGTGCACTATCTGCGTGTGAAGCACCCGCTACCGAGCGCGACGGACCTGAATGGTCTCTGGCACTACTACAAGATCTATTACAACAGCACCTTTGGGGCGGCGACGCAGGAACAATTCGTGAATAACTACAAGCTCACCGGCGGCCTCGCGACGTGAGCAGCCAAGATTGGCAGGACTGGTACATCATGGTGCACGTCGCCGCGTTCGCGGGCGTGATCATGGCGTACGCGTTCATACATCCGAGCGCGACGGTATTCGCTACCGCCACCGGCGGGGTTACGACCCTGATTGGTTTGTACCACTGGTTCACGCAGCGCGACGACAAGATCCCTGATTGCAGGGAGGGAAAATGTTCGGAATCTCATTCCTAAAGCTGCTGCCTTTCCGGGACTACGTCTACGCCGCCGTGGCGATCGCCGCGGTCATCTTCTACAACGTACACGTGCACAACCTTGAAGTTCGCTACGCGGCCAAGCAGGTCGCGGCGGTGACGACAGCGGTGAAGACCGCCAGCGACAAACTAATCGCCACCGCGGCGATCGAGAAGGCGAAAGACGCCAAGGCGTACGCCGCCAATCTCAAACAGGTGAACGAGACCTATGCGAAACAAACTACAGCTGATGCTGCTACTCACGCTGCTGATCTGCAGCGCCTGCGCCAGCTCGCCTCCGCTGGTAACAGCGGTGGAAGTGGATCACTGGAAGGTGCCCCCGGCACCGGCTCATCGTCCGATCCCGGGCGATCAAGCCTTATCGGATTGG